CTCTGGGATGCACGATGGAATCCTGTGGACAGGACAGAGACAGCCAAGAGGTTCTTCATGAGAAAGGTTGGAGACCCCTGGGGTAAATCAATCGCTTCGATGGATGAGGATTTCTACAACGAAAAGAAGAAACACTTCGACACCTTTGGCTTCACTGTATCAGAGGCAAACCTTAGCACACTTCCTGAGGATGCACCCACAGGAGCAAAAGCTTTGGCGCAGTGGTTGACACTGGAAGGTAGACGTTCCTCACTGGTTGAGTGGCTAGGTCAGTGTGGTGATGATTCACGTATTCATGGTAACATAAATAACATTGGTGCTTGGACTGGTAGGTGTTCACACTCTGACCCTAACACAGCCAACATCTCTGCTCCCTTTCATGGTGATGCAAAGACACCAGTAGAAGAAGTAAAGAAGCAGTATGATCAACACCTCAGAGCCTGTTGGACTGTACCCTCTGGCTCTTGGCTAGTAGGTACAGACGCAGATGGGATTCAGTTACGAGTATTGGCTGACTACCTCTGGCGTATGTATGGTGAAGATCAATATGCCCAGGCTATCATGAAGGGTAAGAAAGAAAACGAGACAGACATACACAACGTCAACAAGAATGCTTTGGATGTACCCAATGGTACAAGAGATATGGCAAAGACTTTTATCTATGCTTGGTTACTAGGAGCAGGGGTAGCAAAGACTGGTCAGATACTCAAGGTCAGCATGAAGGAAGCGCAGGATGCACGTACTCGTTTTGAGATGAGCATTGGAGGATTATATGATCTAAAGAATAAATATATCAAACAAGTTGGAGAGAATGGTTGGTTCAAGGGTTACGATGGACGCAGGGTAAATGTACCCAGTACCCACAAAGCCTTGGCAGGTATCCTACAGAATGGTGAGGCTTGTCTTATGAAGTACACCCTCCTGCGTTGGCACGACATAGCACGTAAGGAAGGAATCAGATTTAAGATGGTTGGCTTTATCCATGATGAGTACCAAGTAGAAGTAACAGGCACAAAGGAAGAGGCTGAACTACTTGGACAGATACAGGCACAGGCCATGCTTGACGTAGGCCAGGAGCTAGGGTTCAAGATTCCTACACCTGGGTCATACGACATAGGAAAAAATTGGGCTGAAACCCATTGACATATAGGGTCATAGACCCTAAGTATAATATATTAAAACAAAGGAGGGCAGTATGCCATCAACACAACATGACGTTAAAGGTACGATACACTGGGCAAAAGTCTTTGAGACTAATCGTGATCGTGCAGATTTTCACTCTGAGACAGAGGGTGCTTATAAAGTTACAGTGATAACTGATAAAGAAACGATGAAGGGTTTGCAAAAAGCAGGTCTTCAAAAACAATTTAAAGAGGAAGATGGTGGTTTCAAAGTCACCTTCGATAGACCTCACAAAGGAAACTACGACTGGCAGGGTGGAGCACCCATCGTGGCAGACATTACTGGTAAAGCCTGGGATCTAGAAGACAATGGTTTGATTGGTAATGGCAGTACAGGTATTGTAAAGATTGAACTGTACAGTGGAAAGAACAGTCCACGTACAGGCTCACGACTTCTAGGACTACAGATCCTAGATCATGTGGTCTATGAATCAGAGGGTGGTTCCTCCCAACCAGGCTCAATGTTCACAGATCACTCTGATAGTTCTGGTGGTTCTACATCTTCCACCTCCCAAGAAGAACCACAGGACTCAATACCCTTCTAGGTTTTCCTGTTTCCTTCCCCTAGAAGAAAACGCCCTCACCTTTTTTCTCATTTTTTAGGTGGGGGCGTATACACATAAGGATATACAATGCCCAATATAAAAACACTCGTCAAAGATATGGAAGACACAATACTTGGACTCAAGGGTTGGGATCATTTACTAAGCCTAAAGATGGGTGATCGTATTGGCAAAGCAGCTACCTCAAGATTCAGAGCACCACAGAAACCACGAGGGTATCTGTCGTTTTCCTCTATTGGTAGCCCATGTAAAAGAAAACTTTGGTACAAGATTAACGAGACTAATGTAGCTAGAGCACTGTCTCCTTCAGACTTGCTGAAGTTCTTTTATGGAGACATGATAGAAGAATTAGTTCTTGCTATCGTAGAAGCATCTGGTCACAAAGTTACAGGTCAACAAGATCGAATGAGGATCAATGACCTAGCAGGACACAGGGATGCAGTGATTGATGGTATGACTATTGATGTAAAGTCTGCCTCTCCCTACTCATTTAAAAAGTTTGTTGAAGGTAATCTCAGGGAAGAAGATCCATTTGGTTACATCAGTCAGCTAAGTTCTTATGTCTACGCAGCCAAGGATGATCCACTGGTAACAAACAAAACTCATGGTGCGTTTCTTGTTGTTGATAAAGTAGGTGGTGGTATCTGCCTGGATATGTATGACTTTACTCCTGAGTTAGAACAAAAAGAAAAAGAAATAAACCAAGTAAAAGAAATGGTAAAGGGTGGTATACCTGACAGAGGTTTTGATCCAGTACCACAATCAAAGACAAGCCCTAATACAAAGCTTCATCCCTCCTGTGGATTCTGTGAGTTCAACAAGAAGTGTTGGCCTGAAGCCAGGAGATTTGTTTATGGCAATGGTGATGTCCTCCTGGTAGACGTGGTTAAAACACCCAATGTCCCAGAGGATTTTACGTACAATGAGCAAGAAGTATAGAGCATCAGCACTCAAGGCAGGGTATCGCTCTGGCTTTGAGGATGATGTAGCAAAAGAGTTACGATCCAAAGGAATTAAGTTTACGTATGAAAAAGAAAAGATCAGGTGGGTTGATTTAAAAGTAAGAACTTATACACCTGACTTCGTTTTGTCCAATGGTATAATCATAGAAACCAAGGGACGATTTGTAGCAAACGATAGACGTAAGCACAAAGAGATAGCAAAACAATTTCCTGATTTAGATATTCGTTTTGTTTTTCAAAACAGTAGAGCAAAGTTATACAAGGGTGCTAAGTCTTCCTATGCAGACTGGTGTAAAAAGTATGGCTTTCAGTACGCTGAGAAATCTATTCCTGACGATTGGTCAAAAGAATAGATTGACGTATGTGTTTTAGTCTATATAACTTGGAGGTTCCTGTGTTGTTTGAAATAACAATGTTATTGGATGTAGAACCTGAAGCAAACTTTATTGCCTCAGATAGTTTAAAGAAGAGTCTTGAAGAAATAATTCGAGACACCATATATGATTTAGACGATGTTAAAATTATAGAGATAGATGCAAAGGAGAAATAATGTTAACGCAAAAAGACCTTGAAGACATGGGATACTTTGATGCCTTTCAAGAAAATAAACCAGTAGACTTAGATGATTATGCTGAGTGGGTAGAAAACAAAATGATTACCTCTGGTGATAAAAGGTTCTTAGAGAATACTATGGGTCTGATAGGAGAAACAGGTGAGTTCTTTGAGAAGCTCAAGAAACATAAGAGGGATGACACACCCTTAGATAAACAAGGTGTCACACTTGAAGCAGGGGATATGTTCTTTTACTTTATAGCTATACTAAATCTTTTAGATATAAAATTAAATGATGTTGTAAAAGAAAATATGAAGAAGCTCGACAGCAGAGAAAAACGTGGGAAATTAAAAGGATCAGGAGACTACAGATGAATATACCAAACATAGAACAGGACTATGGACCAACACTACCTATCTCAGAAGAGATACATGCCATGAAGTATAGAGGCCAGGGAGAATCATTTAAGGATGCAATGACTAGAGTTGCTGAAGCATTGAAGGATAACGAGGCACACTTCAATAACTTTAGAAACATTTTGTACAATCAACGCTTCCTTCCTGCAGGGAGGGTTCAGTCTGCAATGGGAGCACCAAGACGTGTGACACCTTACAACTGCTTTGTATCTACAACTATTAAAGATAGTATGGATGGCATCATGGATGCTGCAAGACGTGCAGCAGAAACAATGAGACTAGGTGGTGGTATTGGTTATGACTTCTCAACGCTACGTCCACGAGGAGCACTGATTAAATCTTTGGACTCTAAGTCCTCTGGTCCTCTGTCATTCATGGGAATCTTTAATGCTGTGTGTGATACCATTTCTTCTGCAGGACACAGACGTGGTGCACAGATGGGTGTGCTACGTGTAGATCATCCAGACATTGAAGAATTTATTACAGCAAAGAACAACAGTGATAACCTAACACAGTTCAACATATCTGTAGGTGTCACTGATGAATTTATGAAAGCAGTCAAGGAAGACACAGACTTTGATTTGCAGTTTGAGGGTGTAGTCTACAAGACAGTAAGTGCTACTGCATTATGGGATCAGATCCTACGTTCTACATGGGACTGGGCAGAGCCTGGTATTCTATTTATTGATCGTATTAATCAGAAGAATAACCTACACTACTGTGAAACAATTGCAGCCACTAATCCCTGTGGTGAACAACCACTTCCTCCTAATGGTGCATGTCTTCTTGGTTCGTTTAACCTGACTAAGTACGTACTAAAACACGATGACAAGTACGTGTTCAATATGAACCAACTTCGTAATGACATACCTCATGTCGTTAGAGCTATGGATAATGTCGTAGATAGAGCAACCTACCCTCTAAAGGAACAAGAGATAGAAGCTAAAAGCAAAAGGCGTATGGGGCTAGGTGTTACTGGTGTTGCTAACGCAATTGAAGCACTGGGATTTGAGTATGGTAGTGAAAGATTCCTAAAAACTTTAGAAGAAATTATGGGAGTAATTAGGGATGTCGCATATACTACCTCTGTTGAACTGGCTTTGGAGAAAGAACCCTTTCCTTTATTTACTCAGGCTTACCTTGAGTCTGACTTTGCTAAGTCTCTTCCTTCTCACATACGTAATCTCATTAGCGAGTGTGGTATTCGTAACAGTCATCTTCTTTCTGTTGCACCAACAGGAACTATCAGTCTCTCAGCAGACAACATCTCTTCAGGTATTGAACCAGTCTTTTCCCATTACTACGACAGAACTATCCAGACATTCGATGGACCCAAGGTTGAACGAGTAGAGGACTATGGCTTCAAATGGTTTGGAGTTAAGGGTAAAACAGCAGATGAATTATCTGTTTTTGATCACGTAAAAGTTCTTAATGTAGCATCTCGTTTTGTGGACTCAGCCTGTTCAAAGACTTGCAACACAGGCGAGGACGTAACCTGGGAAGAGTTCAAGCAAGTCTACATGGATGCATACGATGGTGGAGCCTCTGGCTGCACAACATTCAGAGCAGCAGGTAAACGATATGGTATTCTTAACGCTTCTACTTCTGAAGAGGTAGCCCAGGAGGATGACATTGAGGAGACTCAGGACTTTGTAGACGAGGGAGGAGCCTGTTACTTTGATCCTAACACAGGTCTTCGTAAGTGTGAATGAGTATACCTCATGTAAGAAGAAGGATTGCTCCTAGATATGGGAGCACTCCATCACCCTGTCTGACTGTGTGT